AGTAACCTTCTCCGTTCAAGATATTGACTTTACGAGTCCTGCCAGTATGGACATTATTATGCAAGATTTAGTCGGACAGTACATGTTGCAATCGGACGCAGTTGCGTGCAACGCAATTACAAACGGTGGCTCTGCATCAGGTTCAACATGGACAGTGACTGCAAACGACCCGTCAACATTGATCTCAGCAATGTATGACGCAGCAACTGACATTCTTAGTGCAACAAACTTTTTGCCAGACACAGTTTTTGTCTCGCCAGATGTTTGGAAAAAACTTGGCAGTCAGTTAGACGGCGACAAGCGCCCAGTGTTCCCTTACACAGGCGCTGCAGGTTTGATGGGTGTTAACGGAATAGGTACATCAAATGTGACAGTAGCAAACACATTTAACCCATTTGGTCTAAACCTTGTGGCTGATCGAGCATTTGCAGACGGCACATTAACTGTCGCAAGAGCAAACGCAATTGAATTTTACGAACAAGTGCGTGGCCTGTTGTCAGTTGAGGTGCCAAGTACTTTAGGTCGCACATTTAGTTACTACGGATATGTTGCAACCTTTATCCCTTACAATTCAATGGTCAAAGAAATTGTCGTCAGTGGTTAACCACATGGCGAAACAAACGCCATGGCAACATATAAAACACAAACTAAACAGTTACTAGATAACTACGCCTGCATTAGCACGCTTGAAGCAACCGAAATTGCTTTAGGCGAGTCTGTAGCGGTGTCAGGTTTGGCTGCACCGTTTACCGGCACATTTACAGTGTTGGCGTTGCCACAATATTTATTTATTGGTGTTGACGGTATTAGTGGTGTACTGCTGTATGACGAAAACACTGCTGTACCTAACCAAATTTTGTATGCGTGCACTGGTAACGATGTTGAGTTTGTTGTTGACTTTTCTGGCACTGTCACCTACACACAAACCTGTACTTGGATTACTGCAGCACAAATTTTGACATACCTTGGTATCGCTACAGCAACTGCTGACGACACAACATTTGTGACACAGTGCGCAAGCGCTGCAAACAATTTTGCGTATCGCAGGCGACAAGAATGCGGATATTTTGACAGCCTTACAACATCACCCGGCGGAGATGTCACGCTCGCAACAATAATGCTGGGCGCAGCGTATTACCGCCAGCGCGGTGGCATAAGCGACTTTGCATCATTTGACGGCATGTCTGCAGGGTCAACTAACGGACTGTCACCAATTGTTAAACAGTTGCTAGGTGTCGACAGACCACAGGTTGCGTAATGGCAGCGCAAACATACAACGATCTATTTAACACATCTATTAACACGCTTGCAAGCACGCTTAACGCAATTACCGGGCTTGTGTGCATCACTGACCCACGCAATGTGCAAGCGCCATGCATCCTGCTAGATGCAATGTCATTTACCGCGTTTAACTCAAACATTGTTGACATGTCAATACCTGTAATGGTGATCAGTCTTGGGCCTAGCAACGCTGACGCTTACCGGAACTGTCTAAACATTGCAGCCAAAGTATTAGCAGCCAAAGTCGCGGTTACTGACGGTAGACCGAGCACACTGTCTATTGGCGGTGTTGATTACCCTGCACTGTCGTTAAACATACAAATGAAAGCGAGCACAACTTGATGGATTACGAGGTAACTAGCAACCGTCTAAACGGCCACAAACGAGGCGACATTATTAAACATGCTGACCTGGGCGATCTGACTACTGACTTGCTATTTCTTGTTGAGGCTGGGCATCTATCCCCACTAAAACCTAAAAAATCTGTTAAAACTATAGACACAGAGCAAAAGGACTAATCACTATGGCCACTTCCGTCTACCTCAGCAACCCTAGTTGCACTATAAATAGCGTTGACCTCCAAGATCAGTGCACAATGGCAGTTGTTAATTATGTGTTGGAGCAACTTGAGACAACAGCGTTTGGCGATGCTGCGCGCAAGTACGGTGCGTCAACAGTGACATCGTTGCAAAACAACAGCATTGAAGTTGAGTTGTACCAGTCTTATGCAGCGTCAGAAACTGAAGCAACAATCTTTGGGCTTGTCGGTATTCAAACAACAGTTGTTATCAAGCCAACTAGCGCTGCAGTAAGTGCAACAAATCCTAGTTACACATTGACAGGCTGCTACCTTGAATCTCATACACCAATTAACGCGAGCCTTGGTGAGTTGTCAACTTTGACTTTGACATTTTCTGGCGGAAGTCTCGTCAAAGCAACCTCATGATCGCGCGGCACTGGCCGCTGAGAACTAACAACGCAAGACCAACCGGGAAGGTACACGCATGCAACTAACACTTAAAGCCACATTTAACGACGACACACAAGTAACAGTGTCAACAAACCTAATGACAATCGTTGCATGGGAACGCAAATACAAACGCAAAGTGTCACAGATTGCTGACGGGCTAGGTATTGAGGACCTGGCATACATGGCATATGAAGCGTCACGCACATCAGGCATAACAGTCCCAGCGCAACTAGACGAATACATTAAGTCGTTAAAGAATTTAGAGGTGGTTGAACAGAACTCCCCAAAAGTAGACGCGGTTCATACCGCTACGGATTAGCGCAAATTGTTGTGGCTACTGGGTTTTGGCCTGCTGATATCAGTTTTGATGTTGACGATATGAACACTGTTATAGAACTTATAAACAAAGATCGCAAACAATGAATGTGTCAACGACTGTACGCATTGACGGCGTTAAAGACACAATCAACCAGTTAGGCAAAATAGATAAACAGTTGCAAAAGCAATTCAAGGCAGACTCAACAAAAATTGCAGAACCTGCGTTAGAGGCTGGGCGTAAATCTTACGCTCGACTTGCTAATGACTCTGACCCTTACGCGCTATCTGGCATGTCACGAAATTGGAAAGATAAAACAACAGGCCGCAAACTTTTTCCATTAAAGGTGTCTAACTCTATTAAAGGCGTGTCAATGAAATACGACACNCGGCGTAAAGCAATCGGTGTAATTCTCATTATTCAAAAAGATGTTGCTACTGCGGTGTTTGAAACTGCAGGGCGTAGAACAGCAAACAAATTAGGCAATCAACTTGGGCCTCTTGACTCGGGCAAGACTCGACTACTGCAACCAGCGGTAGACGGTGCAAAGGATGGAATAGAAAAAGAATTAACGCAACTAATTAAAGATGTGACTAAGACTGTGCAGCGAGGTTTGTAATGGCTTTATCTATTCCAATTATTTCTGAGTATGACGGTGCTGGCGTTAAGAAAGCAATTGCGCAATTTAGGGATTTGGAAGGCGCTGGCGCTAAGGCAGGCTTTGCGTTAAAGAAGGCTATGGTCCCTGCTATTGCTGTGCTGGGCGGTCTTACTGCAGGTCTTGGCCTGGCGACTAAAGCAGCGGTGGAGGATCAGAAAGCGCAAGACCTATTAGCGCAACAACTGCGGACGAGTACTGGCGCGACTGATGCACAGATTGCCAGCATGGAAAGTTTTATATCTGCATCGTCTCGCGCGTTTTCGGTGACTGATGACGAGTTACGACCTGCAATGGCGAGCCTGACTCGATCAACTGGGTCTGCAGAGGAAGCGCAAAAGTTACTTGAGACAGCGTTAAACATAAGCACTGCTACTGGCAAAGATTTAGAAACTGTCACACTGGCACTTGGTAAGGCTTACAACGGGTCTACTAGTGCGCTAACAAAACTAGACCCATCGCTTAAAGGTGTCATTGATTCAGAGTCAACAATGACTGACATTACTGAGGCGCTGGCTGTTTCGTTCGGTGGCTCGGCAACTGTCGCAGCACAATCGTTTGAAGGCCAAATGAAAGGTATGACTATTGCGTTAGACGAAACTAAAGAATCTATTGGAATGGCGCTACTGCCAGCGTTGCAAAAGTTGTTGACAATTCTTAAACCTATGGCAGAATTTGCGCAAGAAAACACAAATGTGTTTTTAATCTTTATAGGCGTTATCGGCACATTAGCAACAGCAATTATTGCAGCCAATGTTGCTATGAAAATTTATCAAGCCACACTCGTGCTAACAAAGATTGCAACTGTTGCGCTAAATGTTGCAACAAGCGCAAACCCATTTGTCTTAGTTGCAGCCGCAGTGATTGCGTTGACTGCAGCAATGGTATTTCTTGAGGTCAAATTTTCTGCGATGTCTCGAGCGTTTGACATGTTCGGTAACTCAATCATGATCGTGACCGGGCCATTAGGTGTACTTATTGGTATGTTGCGCAAGTTAGATAGTTTGCGTGAAAGTCTTGGCGGTTTTGATTTAGGAGGCATAAACATCCCTGGGTTTGCTAACGGTGGCATTGTTACAAAACCTACGCTGGCAATGGTTGGCGAAAAAGGCCCAGAAGCGATCATCCCGTTAACTGGCCCTAACGCTGGTGCAGGCATAAGCGGTGGCGGTGGCGTGACTGTCAATGTGACTGGCGGTCTTGCGACCAGCGCGGAGATAGGTCAAGCAGTGGTGAATGCGTTGCGCGCCTATAACAGGTCTGCAGGGCCTGCAAATATTCAGGTGGCGTAGTGGCTGGCGTTGCTGTTGTCGGGTCTGGTAACTACTCGCTAGAGATCGACACAGGGTTTGTGCAAGATGCTTTTATTTTAGATGACGCGGTTGCAGGTGTATTAAACAACACAATTTATGTGCTTGACGGTACAACTAATTTTGCAGAGGTGTTAGACGGTTGCACAAATGTAAGTGTTAAGCGCGGTAGACGCGATCAAGGCGACCAGTTCAGCGCTGGAACTATGGCATTTACAATGCTTGACACAAGCGGTATTTTTAANCCGTTTGACCANCAGTCACCTTATTACGACAGCACAACACAAAA